TGAACTGGGCGAGTTTCTAGTAACCCTCTGCTAATGTTGTGATAACACCGCAGACAAGGCGAACGGGGCAACGTTGCTTAGGCTTCCACTGTCTGACAAACATGGAGGTAACTTAGGACTCTAACGAGTCACCCTAATCTTAGGGGATAAACGAGAGGCTCTCTCTTCTTGAGATTTACCTGTATATACGGGTTACATACTATCGTCCATACGTTCCCAGTCATCTAGCCTAGTCTCTGTTTGTTAGTAAAAGTCTAAATTGGCTTTTCTTGTGGGGGAGAGGCTCCCACAAATATTACACAGCACGACTACCCCCTCCCCCCCCATACAACTGTATGCAACCACAGCACTGCACATAAGCACAGGCTGTATAGGTAAACAGCATAGGGTTTCTACTACTGGACATAACAACAGGCTAGAGATAGTTATGAAATATAACTAAATGGCGTCGATGCATCATAATTCCACCACCTAGAAAACCCCTAAATTTTCAATGCACAATAGTTCATGCAATACTTTAGAGTTAGTTTTTACTATATGATATTTATTAGTAGGGTAAACCCGTGTAAGGGTTATTCCTATGCCTTATAAATCAATGACTTACGAGAGTTGGCACGATTCTATTATGCTATATATATGAGAGGGTAAGAAATCCTCTTACATTTCATCAATCAATAGGAGTTAACAAAATGAAAGACACAAAAGAAATGATAAGCAATGCTATCAATGCTAGGGAGACTTTGGTAATTGTTGCAGATTGGTTAGGTTGGCAAAATGAATACCTTTCGGACGGGCTTAAAAGCCCCTACGATGCGGTCAAATTGTGGGAGTATGCACAGGCTAACCCTGACCTTGGAGAAATGGCAGATGAATGGCCTAGCAAGGCTTTGCGTAGTGCTCTAGGATATGATCCTTTAAAACGGACTTATACCGCTCTTAACTACGGCAGAATGCCCGCAATGGTTTCCGCCTAAATCCCTAGCCCTTCGGGGCTTTCCCAATATCCCAAAGATGTCCAGGGTTATTCAATCTTTTTTTAATAGGTGTAAATATGCAAATTCAACTACAAGTCAATCTCCCTAGCGGAGACTCTGTTAAGTTAGATATTACGTCTGTTTTTCAGACTGTTTTACAAGGAGGGGAGCACAAGCGAATTGCTGTGCCTGTCCTTGATGTCTATGACAGATCATATGATTACATGAGCAAATTCACGGGCTATCGAGGGGCTTTTGAGACTGTGCATTATTGCTATGTAGAGGGAGACATGACAACAGGCGAGATTGAATCCTCTAATGATGAAATCCTTGCTACTTGGAAATTCTTAGTTGACGGAGAGCCTGTCAATTTTGATCAGTTAAAAGAAGCCCTTGAATTCCGCATAGGTATCACTAAAAGCAAAAAACTAGAAACCTATGAATCAAAGAAAACTATATGGTATTGCATAGATTACTTTGAAACTGACTACAAAGGCGTCTCTCGCTCCTTTTGTGCGGACGGAGACGGGATTGTAGAAATCCGAGAAATCAACGGCTTTTATAACCTTGTAGATCAAGGCACACACATTAGCAAAACAGGCTCAGATTTACCTAAAGCCCTACAAGTAGCCGAAAACTACCTACATACACACTATCGGGGAATCTTTGACGATTGCCGAAAGTAAATAAAAAATCTCCAGATCGCAACAATCAAAAGGTGTAAATATGAATGATAAATATCTTGTCTTTGGAAAACTAGGTCAATACATTGTCTCGGCTGAATCCTATGTCCGAGCAATTCAGGCTGTCATTGCCGAAACTAACTCGGTAGCATTTGATTGGAAATGCCACATTTTCAACAGTTACCCTGAAAAATTACAAACCAAAATAATCAACGATTTCCGCACAATCATTCTCTAATAGGTGTCAATATGTCTAAACAATTTTTCTATGATCTAACCCTGTCCGTCTGTCTCGGGCTTGCTTTTGCGGCTTTAGCCTTAGAGTACTTCGATGTACTGATCAAGTAAACAATTCTTTTTTAATAGGTGTCAATATGCAAAATCCATACAAATCTGCTCTCAAATCCCTAAATCTGCCCTATAAGACAATCTTAGGTGAATCGTCAACTAAGACAGTAAAAGGGGAAAAACTAGGTTTTCTCACAGGGATTGTTTACCTAGTCCCTGATGACAATATCTGCCCTTTAGCACGTCTAGCGGGCTGTTTCGAGGGTTGTTTAAATTCAGCGGGACGAGGGGCTTTTAATAGTGTTCAAAAGGCTAGACAGGCTAAAACACAATTTTTCTATGATCAACAACAGGCTTTTTTGTTGTCTTTAGCCGCTGACATTCATTCCCTACAGCAAAAGGCTAAACGATTAAATATGATTCCTTTGGTACGTCCTAACGGGACTAGCGACATTACCTATGAGAATCTGATCGTTCTGGACGGAAAAAATTTATTTCAATTATTCCCTGACGTTCAATTCTATGACTATACAAAACATCCAAGCCGCAAACTAGACGGGAAAACAGCGGGCAATTATGATTTGACCTACAGTTTTTCGGCTATTACACCTAAGCCGATTTCTATCAAGGGATTGACAAATCCAAATAATTCCCGTGTCGCTGTTGTATTTCAGAAAAAGGAGGATATTCCTAAATCCTTTAGAAATTGGCCTGTCGTAGACGGAGACGACACGGACGTGAGACATATTGAGCCGAAATCTGTTGTTGTTGCACTGTATGCAAAAGGCAAAGCAAAGCGAGACTTTTCGGGATTCACTCAGATCAGAGGGGTAAATTACTAATGATTTACGCAACCCTAGCCCTCATTTTGCAGATTATCCTTAAACGTAAATAAAACCCTTACACCTATTAATAGCCCCTTAATTGGGGCTTTTTTACGTCCAGATCAATCCAAGCCCTTTAAATGCATTTTTACCTATCTATGCTACCTATCCATTGACAAGCATAGAAAACGGCTAAAAACAGGCTTTTATTGCGTTTAAATGCTACTCGGTAACGTGTCGATCAGTACTTGAGACAGTTACAAGCCCGATATTCTCCAAAGACATTTCTGTATTTAATCCTAAATTGTAGAAATGGGCTGCCCAAGCGATCGCAATTCTGCAACCCTCGCTGATGTTTCCATTGCCTAGCGTTTCCAATATGAATTGATCCTTTTCGGATATGTAAGCCCCGACAACCCTGTAATTTTCTAGTTTATAGATTGACGGGTTTTTTAACTGCTCCATTGATGCAGTCCCTCCAATATTCGGCTATGAGTAGAGATTCGGCTATGTTTATATCCTTTTTCCTTTTTAATGGTGCTTCAGGCCAAAGCATACGAGCACAATCTAGGGCTTCGTCTTTGTCGCTGGATATGTGGAAATGTTTTTTCCATTTCTGAGGGCTTACCATGTGTAACGGGTAATTGGTTAACGTGCATACAGCCGTAATCACACCAACAGCCCTACCAAATTGAAAGGTGCTAGCGACTCCTTGGTTTGGCATTGAGTGAACTGATTCACAGCAGATTTCAGCCCCTTCTTTGGGGTCGGCTAGTCTCAGAATCATGTTTTTGAACACCATAGGCAAAATATGCTTGTCTTGGTGCTGAATCATGAATGAATCTAAATAATCCCCATTTGAGAGGATTGCACCCACAGCACCCGAAACAGAGCCAGGGTCGATTCCGATAAATATTGTCATTTAGTCCCCACAGAAACAGGCGATTGTTTCTTCATTTTGGTCAAACATATCCGTCTGATTTTTGCCGAAAGTCATCATTTGAGAGTAATCGGGGCGGTCTTTAGAGAATCTCCCGCCTATCTTTTTCTCTTGTTCTGCCCACCAAACAGCCCGATTTGGCTCTCTTTGAATAATGCTCATTAGTTGATTGCCACCCTTCATAAAGCACAGATCGCAATTACCTAATGGGGTTACTTTGTCCCTGAATTCAATCCCTAGATCAAAGGAATTAGCCTTCCAAAAGGCTTGGACATCTTTTTGATAAACCCCTGCTATCGCTAACGGGGCTTGGAGGGTTTCCCTGAGTTTGACAACCCTACGGGGTTCATCTGCCCTAATTCCCGCAAAGGTTTGAAATTCCTCATGCCCTATCGAGGCCATGTAGCGGGTGATAGGGTGAATCTTTAATTCTGTCGTGCAAAAGCGCATAACTGAGTTTGGCAGAAACTGTTTATTGGTGATCAGTTCAGCAAATGGTTCGCCATTTTTGCTGGCTGTGTCGTAGTTGACTATCTTGAATTTAGGCTGTTCTTTGAGATATTCAAGCCAAACGATAGGCACATTCCATTGTTTTTCAATGTCTCGCACAAAGTCTAGAGTGGCCTCGTGTTCCTTTCCTGTGTTACAAAATATCACTTTTGCATCACTTGGGAGGCTCATATCGTGAGCCTGTAAGACCCGCCACAGCATATATGCGGAGGTTCTGCCACCTGAGAAACTGATGACAGTAGGCTCTTTGATTAAAAATGGATTCATTTCCAGAACCTTTTAAGCAAGTCTGTCGCAAAGTGCTTTTGATATTCTGTTTGCTTTGGTTCTGTCAATTTACGGGGCTTTTGTGGCAATACGCCTGCGAATATTTCCTCTTTTGTCCTGAACAACTTGAAGCACATATTGCACATTCTCCTTCGATAGGTGAATTCCTCATGTTGGATTGTCTCTGTAATCCTGTTTTTATCTGATTGGCATTTAGGGCATTTCATTTAGTATTCCATTCCTAGTCGTTTGTTTTCTTCTGCTAATCGGTCTAAGGCTTCACGACATTTATCGTCTTGAATAGCCTTTTTTGCTATTCTTAGAATTAAATCAGGGTCACAAGCCCCGTCTATCTTCCAATCTCCTGAATGAATGGCAGATTCCATTGTCTGAACTAACTCTTTAACAATTTCAATCATTCTTTAACTCCTTTAGTCTGTTCGCTATCGAGATACCTAGAGTAGGAAAATCCTTCTTCAGTTCCTGAGTTCTCCATCGGGCTTGCTCTATCGTCTTTGGATTCATCGCCATTAGTGCGTAATGGTTTATCAGATAGTCCTGAAATGTCTCCTGTCCGTTGTAGGGCTTGAGTTGTGACAAGTAAGGACATTGGGTAGCCTTCTCTGACTCTGTTGAGGTGTTTTCTTGCATCTTCTAATGTCATCTTAGTGCCTCTCTAGCAAATTCCAAGGCTATTTTGGCAACTGGTCTGCCTTCGTTGTGTTTGTCAATGATACGTTTTGCCCAACCTTTGTTGTCTCCAAGATATTTGTTGGGTTCTGTCATGTATGACGGGGTTTGTCGGCAATATGAGTCATAACAAGCCATGCACCTAGCACCATAGGTCATCAGGGCTTCGTGTGGTGTCATCTGCCTACATTCTGAGCATGGTTTAGGAGGAGGCGGAAAATCGTTATCTATTTTCCCGCCACGATAATTGTCTTTTTCTGGTTTCGCAAAGGTCATTTTGTATACTTTCCATCAATGATTTTCTGAAAATTAGTGGCGTTTACCACCCACTCAAGGTCTGGCAACCAAGTTCTGCCTTTGGCTTCAAAGCCTTTTGCCAATGATGTGTCGTTGGCGATGTATCCAAAGAACGAATCCCACCATTTAAGCCCATCCTCTGTTGTTTTATAGCCCTCAAGGGAGTAAGCAGAGGGTTTGCCAGCCTGAATCCACCTCTGCCTCATGTTTGCTTGTCTGTTGCCTTCCCAAGTTCTTGGTTGCGTAAGGTGTGGCAAATTCTTTCCCCATAGTTTTAATAACTCGGTATGCGGACATGGCGGGAACGTAGTTCCAGACAAAGAAGGTTTACCTTCTTGAATAATTGGTTCTTGGTTATTGGTTATTGGTTTATGGTTATTGGTTGGTTGAACGTCCGTTGAACGCCCGTTGAACCTCCGTTCAGCAGACGCTTTACCCGCCTTTGATGCTTGAGTAATCTTCGAGTGAAAATGCTCAATTTCCTTGTTTGCCCGTGGACTGACAAACCCATCATCTGATGACAAAAAGAACTCATTTAGAACAGATAAGACCTCTTGTTCATGCTCTCTCATGTTGATCTGCCGAGCAATGTCGTGTTGCTTTATCGGCTTTTCGTGGAGATAGTAGAAGTCAAGCAACCTGCGATAGGCGCAATCTTCTATGACATTTAAGTGCCGTGTGTGAGAAGCATAGTCCCCAATATTGAACTGGTAGTAGTGCATTGTTTTCAGACCCATGATTCGACCCTTGAAAGAAACCTCGGCAGGAGGGGTCTGTTCTCTTTTCGATGCGGGGATCAATCCACATCTAGCCGTGTCTCAAATAATTATATAGAAACTCTTGGATAAACCAAATTGTCCCCAAACTTTGATGGGTATTTCAAGAAATCAAATGCACCTTCCCTGATGCCACTTTGTTTCAGGTCAGCCCCATCGTATGTTTCGGTGGTAGTTCCAGCCGCCACTCTATCCTTGGATACCCTTGGCGTTTGCTCTGCCAACTTAGCCACCCCAAACCCCGTGATGTGCCAAACGTCACCTATCTCCAACGCATAGCCAAAGTTCTGAAGATCGTTCAGATAACGCAGATAATGGAAGCCTTGGTTTCCGACTTCACCATCTTTGTCTGTGAAGCGTTTGAGGGATGATGCGCCATGTTGCAACCTCTTGAGAATTGCATAATGTTGTTGTTTCATTTCCATGTGTGTCTCCTTTTGACAGGCAATACTACCTCTAAAAATAGTTTGTCAACATAGGGTTTGTCCTAGTTCACAAGCCTTTTTTAATCCTTGACAATCCTCTCACCAACTTAAAAAGGAGTTAACAATGTCGGTAAAACCTAGTGATTTCAAACACCATACTTATGTGTTCCTTGAGGGAATTGGCGAGTGCTTAGTATGCTTTGACATACTGACACCTGAAGATGAACTCGATCCTGACCACAGCGATTCTTACGAAATTGATTTTTCGGTGTTTGATGAAGACGATAAGCACATCACATACGACATTGACCGCAAGCAATACAACCATTGTGAAAACAAAGCAATGGATGAGATGTTAGACATCACGACACAATGGCATAAAGAATGGGAGTCTGTATGACATACCAAGAATTGTTTGACCATAAATACATGGGATTTTACAAACCAACACTTTGGTGGCGCATCAAAATGTTTTTTGTTGGAAAAAAGATTGTGGAAGTATCAGAAGGGATTGTGACTGAATGGTATGCACACGATGGGAAAATTTATTTAACAGAATATAAATAATTGGGAAACAAATGACTAAAGCAGAGATGATTCAACACCTACGGATGGTGGCTTGCTCAGAAAATACCATCACAGGTATGAGCAACGCATTTGAGTTAGGGGCTGAACATGAGCGTGATGTTGTCTCATCCATCATCTTCAACATGGTGAAAGACTTGCATCTTGCACAAAACATTGTTGATACTATTCGTGTGAGAGAGTAATGGACTTTGAGATTCAGCAAGAGATCAATGAATTGCGTTTCCAGATTGGACAACTAAAGCAAAAGATTGGTGATCTTGCAGTCATGGTAGGCGCAACAACAAATGGCTACTATGACCTGAAAGTTAAATTACAGGAGTTAATAGATGAACGAAAAACTTGACCAAGCATTTGACGAATTGGAGTTTGATGTGACTGACCAGATCAGAAACATGGCATACCTTGCTGAACAACGCAAAGTGGCTACTGGCGTTACAGATGGTTCAATTCAACGAGCATTGGTCAGGGATTTGACGGAGAATCTACGCACATTGCCAAACAACATAGACCCACTATTGTTGCGTAATGATGTGCTAGAAGAGGTGGCAGTCGAGTTGGCTAAGTTGCCTTTTGGTGATACAGCCGCATCGTATGCCGCATTTGTTAGGGCAATGAAAAGTTAATATTTTTTAAACAGGAGTTAATGTGAATAGAAAACCAATTGGTGTTGAAGCACCATACCGCAAGCCTGACTTTACCTTCCAAGATATGCTCTTGGATCGCATCAAAGTCTTAGAAGCCTTGGTTGCCAAACTTGAGCAACGCATCAAAGTTCTGGAGGCCAAATGAAAATCAAAGACGAACTACAAGCCATCTATGAGGAACAGGAAGAGGTTTACTACTGTTGCTATTGCTTAGAGCCACAAGGTGAGAAGATTACTTGTTGCTATGAAAACCACTTTGTAGAGTTCAAATACTTGTTTCCCAATGATAAAAAACAAATAGCACAGGAGATTCTCAATGGATGAATTCAATCCCACAACCCGTATGTTTCCTAGAACATTACAGGAAGCGTTCCCAAAGGATTATGTCAATGAAGGCATCTTTGAAGGAGCGTATTACTCAGCACCAAACATTCACGATGTCTGGGTTTTATTTGGACTAATAACTGTTATCAGCATGGTTTCAGTTGCACTTTGGAGATACTTTTGAACGACTACTCAACCATCCTAATGAGGATAGAACAATCGGTGAAAACCCTAGATAAAAAATGCTTGAACAAGAAGTATGATGGGTTCATCCAAGACATAGGCGCAATTCAGAATGATCTAGTTATGCTCAGTCATTGGATAGGTGAACAGCAAGTTAAACAAAGTCAATTAAACAATAGGAGTTAATATGAATGTATATCAAAAACTGAATGAGGCTAGAGCCAAGTTCCACACAAAAGCCCTCAAGAAGTCAGGTCACAACAAGTTTGCTGGCTACAACTATTTTGAGTTAGGTGACTTCGTAATCCCCGCAATTGAAATCTTCAACGAGGTAGGTCTTACTTCCATCATCCGTTTTGGAAAAGAGATTGCTGAGTTCATTGTTGTCAACACAGAAAAGCCTGACGAGATCATTGTCTTCACAAGCCCAATGTCTTCAGCCGCCCTCAAAGGTTGCCATGAAGTGCAAAACCTTGGTGCTGTGCAAACCTACCTATCACGCTATCTTTGGGTGTCGGTGCTACACATAGTCGAACATGATGCGTTAGACGCTACAACAGGCTCTAAAGTGGTTGAAGAGGAAGGCACTCCTGATGAGGGACGGATGCTTGACTACATTGCGGCTATTCAAGCCACTACAACAGTTGATGAACTAAAGAACATCTACATCGAGGCATTTGCGGCTACTGATGGAAACAAGGCATGGCAGACCAAGATGATTGCCGCCAAAGATGCTAAGAAGAAGGGGCTGAAATGAGTGAAGAAATCATACAAGGCACAGATGAATGGAAGATGCTCAGACTAGGCAAAGTTACTGCAAGTCGCATCAAAGACATCATTGCCACCACAAAGTCTGGCTATGCAACAAGCAGAGATAAATACATGACACAACTATTGTTGGAGAGAATTACCAATACAGTTGCTGACTCGTATATCAATGAAGCGATGACTTGGGGAACGGAGCAAGAGCCTTTTGCCAGAGCAAAATACGAGGGATATGCAAGCACCCTTGTTGAACAGGTGGCGTTCATAGATCATCCAACAATCCCTATGTCTGGTGCTAGTCCTGATGGATTGGTGATGGATGACGGATTGGTTGAATTAAAAGCACCCATGAGCCACACACACTTGGAAAGCATACTAGGCGGTATTGATGATCAATATATGCCCCAAGTTCAATGGCAAATGGCGGTAACAGGGCGTAGTTATACAGACCTATGCTCCTATGATCCAAGGTTTCCAGAGCACTTGCAGTTAGTTGTTAAGCGGATTCCCCGTGATGATGATTACATTGCAAAGTTGGAAAAAGAGGTTATCAAGTTCTTGGCTGAACTAGATGACAAAGTTAACAAAGTAAATAAGATAGAGGTTTAATATGGAAAATCGTAGAGATAATAGTGGTGTTTTGTTCAAATCAGACAAGAAAGATAATGAACGTGCGCCCGACTATAAAGGAAATATTATGGTAGATGGTCAGGAGTATTGGCTATCTGCTTGGATAAAAGAAGGCAAGACGGGCAAGTTTATGGGATTGGCAGTATCTCCACGTGATGCACAGCCACCTACAAGCAAGCCTTTGCCAAAGAATCTTGACGATGATTCGATTCCTTTCTAAAGTGTGAATATCGGAGGGAAAGCGGATGCTGACACAACAGGTTTGGACTCCCAAATGTCGGTGTAGCGAGTACCTCCACCCAATTTTTAACAGGAGTTGATATGGTTTTTAACAGGAGTTCTCAAATGAGTTTATTAGACAAAGTATGGTTCGGTGGTGAAGTAGAGAAGTTCTTTGGCTCACCAGCATTTAAGTTGGCAAGGAAAGACTCGCCACCAACAAGTAAACAAGCGGCACAAGGTGTCAATACAACTAACCTAGAACATTTGGTTTACGAGGTAATAGCCACATTCCCTGATGGCTGTATCCAAGATGAGGTGTTGGCAAGGTTGCCAGGCAAGCCTTACTCTAGCGTCACGGCAAGATTCAAAGGATTGCTAGAAAAGGGGTATATTGAGGATACGGGTTTGACAAGGGCTGGTATGTCAGGCAAACAACAACGAGTTTTAAAGGTCAAAGTATGAGTGAAGTATTTATATTCGTAGCAGGCATGATTGCACCCGCCTTCCTGAGTGCCGTATTTACGCTATTCAAATGCTTGGAGGATTTGATTAGGAGTAAGACATGGATGTAAACAATGAAGGATTTTTTGAGCCAGTAGAGCAGGAGCCTGTGGCGGTAGTAGATGTGCATGAGTTTTATGACAACTGTGCCAATTTTTCTTTGTTGCAAAAGTTACCCAAAGGCAAGCACACCCTCTACACCACCCCACCACAGCGCACATGGGTTGGGCTGACGGATGAGGAAATTGCAGATTGCGCTGAAAAAATGGAAGCATCAGACCCGACCGATAGTTTTTGGCGTGAATTTTTCAGAGGCATTGAAGCCAAACTCAAGGAGAAGAACACATGATAGAGACAATCCTCACTATCTTTGTCTTGCTGTTTCTTGGCGCACTTGTAGGCGTAGGAATACTATTTGCTGTCCTTTGGTTTAGCCAAGAGAAGTGATTAGCCTAGAACCTCAAGCGCATGGTTTGTGTGCTTGACCCTATCTTCATACCCGATAGTTCCGCCATTTATCCGTTTGGTTAAGGCCAACCAATCTCCAGACTCAGCGATTTGATTGCAGTTATGAGTCGCCCAATACCAGCCAGCACTTATAGCGGCATATTGGGCAGTTCTCACTAGGTCTGGTTGCATCACAAAGTCAACGCCACAAGCCTTCCCTGCGTGGTAGAAATTATCGTGTCCCGTCAACTGTAACCAACCTGATCCACGAAACCGATACCCGTCACCAGAGGCTTCATCCCTATTTCCCATACGATTGCCGTAAATCCTGTTAGCAATACGTTTAGGCTGTCTTTCGTATGCTTTGGCTTCTTCAGGCGTAAATCCCCATGCCCTTTTAGGTGTTCTAGGGAACAATTTGAGCAATGTTTCAGCCCTATACATTAAATTTTCTTCAAGTGTCTTAAAGTTACCGCACTCATGACCGCATTGAGCAATGAAAGCCGCCTGTTGTCTAACTGTGTTTATATTCCACTTCTGGAATGTTTCTCTAAAGACACCCTCCAAACTAGGATCAATGTGTAGTTTTACCAATTGGTCAGCGTTTACTGTCATTTACTTTCTCCATTACTGCTTGGTAGGCTGATATACACGCATTTAACTGCAATGTGTTTCTATCCCCTTGGGCTACTATTTCTGCGATGGCGGCAAGGGTTTGTCGTTCTGCTTCGTCAGCAGTTGAGTTAGCCTGTCCGTTAGGTTGGCTTCCCGTTTGGTTGCTATTTCCACTGGCAGGGGTGGGACTTGAACTGGTTTGTACGCAACTTGTGGACGGGAGGCGCACCCTACCAGCACGAATAGCACGATCAAGACTAGACTGTTTTTCAGTAATGGCATTATTGGCCTCCTGTAACTTGGTTGAGTTTTCATTAAGTTGTTTGGTAAGTTCTTGCTCTTTTACACGGGCTTCCTCGTTCTTGACAGCAATCTCTGCTTGCATCTCAATATCACGATCATCCCATCCCTTATGGTGTCCATAGAAATAGACGCTTACAGCCACCAAGATAGCACCCAATATCATCCAAGGATTAGGAATCATTCGTCAGCCCTCGCTAATGCCCTCTCATTGGCTATTTTCTCCTTCTCAGGGTCAATATAGTCAGGTGGAGTAGTAGGTGGTGGTGGTGCTCTCCATTCCTCATCCAAAGGAGGATTCACCCATGCTGGCATAGCACCAGATGACACCCAAGTAGAAGTAACCGATTGGGGTGCGCTTACAGGTAGAGGCGTAATCGGTGTTGTAGGGGTGCTAGGAGGCGTTACAGGGGGTGTTGTAGGCGTTGCCATCTTCTCAGCCAAGGTTTGTACACCCTTGCGAGACATCACGCCACCAATGCCGCCAACAATGAGCAAAACAATGTCGTTGAGCATCTTGAGATAACCCTGATCAATCGGAGCCATGCTCTTAATGGGCTGAGTCACAAAGGTAACGCTATACAGCATAAAGAACACAATGCCAGCCAAGATAACAGTCACGATAAGGACTACTAAAGCCCAAACATAGGATTCAACAAGTAA